ATATTTGCTGAAAGTTTTTCAAACTCAACCTTCAAGCCGCAACGCCTTTTTCCAAAACAAACAATGTAAGATCGTTTTTAGATGTAGGACTTGTTATAGACTTAATAGCCCAAGTTGTATTTCTAGCAATTACACGATCTGACAATGTTACTAGCTTAACCGCGCTATCTGTCCTGACGCGCATATTTGCTTTCGCTACATCTTCAAATGCCCCAGTGTCATCGTTCATAGTACCAGCACGCTCCACTAAATCAGCAGATCTGCTAAGATAGTCTGTCCAGCTGTCTACAGTTACGTTTCCAAAATCGTCAGGCGTTGCAGTCATGCGCTGAAATTTGACACGATCTTTAAATAATCCAGCCCTAGCCAACCCAACTATTCCTTTCCATCGCTATCAGCTGCTCTACTCCAAAAGGTAGAGTTTTGGACATTGTTCCTATAAGTTCGTTTTCACGATTTTCATAATAGTTAGCAACCAGCATTTTTAACGCATGTCTTACTGTTTTAGGAACAGATGAACCTGTATCCCCGTAACCGACAACATAAGTTATCTTAATTGCATCATCACGTTTAAAGGTTACAGGCCAAGAAAACCCAGACTTAGGGTATATTGTTTTATAACCTTTTGTTCCGATTATATAATAATTTGAAAGCGTATCAGTTTGCAAAACGTTATTTACGTCATAGTACTGTATAGAAGTTACAGACTGAACTGGCGTAATGCTTAAGTGTACTGTTGTTGCATGGAAATCAACATACTCACACCACGTCTGTGTGATCATTGCTTTTCCAAGCATACCAGTAACATCAAGATAATTTGTTGCAACATTTATTAAACCAGCAATTAGCGCATCATCATCACTGTGCTCTATACGCATGTGCTCTTTACACTCAGCAATTGAAATTGGTTCAACCGTGGGCGCTGTAAGTAACTCAATTCTATGTTGCAGAGGTAAATTCATTGTTACTCTTTCACAGCTGTCTTTTTCTCAACAACTTTCTTTGTTGCCTTTTCAACTTTTGTGTCCTCAATAACTTCAGCTATGCCGCGCTCAACATATCTTAGAAGAGCATCAGGATCATTTATCTCTACAATGTCACCAACGCTATTACTGAAACCAATACCAGCCATAGACTGTAATAATCTTACTTTTGCCATTATCTAAAATCCTTTTAAAAATAAGGGGTGGTCAACAAAGAAAAGCTGACCACCCCTTACACTGCCAAATTAAGCTTGTGTTAGCGCTTTGATTGCGCCCGTGTCTGACAAGCAACCATCAAAACGAATGTAACCAAGCACCCCAACGTCAGGAGCAAATCGCTCTCTCAAAACTGTAATGCTCGGAGCGCCTACCTTACGAACGTAGAAAGCAGACATATCACCAAACAAGACTGACTTGTTACCAGTAGCGATAGATGCCATGTCCTGATTTACCATTACTGGATAGCCCAAAACTGTCTGTGGCATATCAGCAGCATAGCCGCCAATCTCCCATAGATATCTATTCTGGCTGTCTTTCAGTTTTCTAACAGCTGATAGTGTGCTGTCATTCATCATCATAGCCACATTACCGCCTTGTCTGTAGGCTGGATCTACTGAATGAACTAAATCAATCAATTCATCAGCTGCAATTGCTGTCGCTGAGGCTGCTGTTATTCCAGCACCAGCGTTTGTTGCAATTCCTTCAACGTCACTAGAACCTGATCCAGTTGTAAGTTTTGCGTTAGCAATTCGAGCCAATCTCATACCCAACAATCTACCTAAAAGGCTTTCCATGTTAAGAACTGAGTCTTGCTGCATTTCGTGAGAAAATCTAATGAATTCAGTATTAAAGCCGAAAGCATTTATCTGCTTCTGCCCAAAAGTTACATCTTTTCCACCGTCATCAGTTGGTGCAACGCCCTCAGTATGAGCTTCAGCAGTTACCGTTGTGTCATCAACAGTTGGGATTTTAAAAGGCTCACCACTTGTTGTATTAATAGTTGTGAACATGGTTGAGGTGTACATTTCACCGTGAGCTTTCATTGTCTCGATGATGACGTTTGAAAGGGTTTCTGGAACAGTAAAACCGCCTGACGTATTAGTGCCAGTTACTTGCACACGTTTTTCTATCAGTGCTTGCCTAGCTTCTGGTGAAACGTCAGCTAGACCACCTTTAGAAACGTACTCCATGAACGCAGCGCGATATTCCATAGTCTCGCCTTGATCTGTAGCTGGAGCAGTACGCCCTTCTACTTCTGGAAGCTTTGACGTGTCAGGTGCTTCTATTGCGGCCTGAGCTTTATTAAGTCTTTCCTCACGATCAGCGCGTGCCGCTAGCTTGTCGTGATCTTCCATCATAGCATCAAACTCACGCTCGATTTCAGCTGCTCTTTCTTCAACCACATCATCGGTGATTTCTTCTAGTTTCTTACGCGCTTCTGTGGCAATGTTCGCCATTTTATCACGCAAAGTTTTTATCTCAGACATATGAGATCCTTTCATTTAGGGAGAAATTTTGCTTTCATCTTTAAGCGTCTAATGACGCTGTGATGTCTGCGTTTTGCGTGTCGCGCTTTTCGGTACTCCTCCAACGCATCGATTCCACTTCTAAGACCTATAGAAGTTGACTCATACGCTGGGGTTGTAACAATGCTTACATCGTGCAAATCAGCCCTAGTAATGGTGCGAGTAGGCATTTCACCTTCATCGTTCCATTCTTGCTGTGTTGGTACGAAAGCAAACGACATTTTGTCCAAATCGCCCCTTTTCATTTTGGGGAGAATTGATCGGACATCGGGATCAGAAGGATCTAGATTAGCTCTTATTTTAAGCCCTCTTTCATCTTCAGATAATTCTAACGTACCAGAACGGGTACGCGCTAGTGGCAAGCCAGTGTGATTAATTAGAAAAACAACATCGTCACGATCTACAGCCTCAGTAAAAGCGCCTCTAGCAATTTGCTCTTGCCACTTACCAGCTATTACCGTGGGGCTGTCAAAGACAGCTGCATAACCTTCAACCGCTACAGTACCGTCTTCAGCCTCTCTAACCTCTAAGCTAGGTGCTGGACGCGACTCCCTGTATTTGTTTTTATCTTTTTTCTTTTTCTTGCCGTTCATACTTTCCTCAACATCTTCATTGTTTAATCTTTCATCTACGACTGTAAGTGTTGAGAATTTGTGACCGACAAGCTGACCAGTAGGAGCGTACCCGTCATCACCTTCACGATAGAGCATTATTAATGCTGCTGGATCTTCCTCAGTTGCGTTAAGGGTAAAATCAGTATCCGGCACGTTCAGCGTACCGTCTCTGACTATGCGCCTTACTTTACCGTAAGCCCTGCCACCCGAACTATCCCAGCTGACAAAATCTCCGACTTTAACTCCATCGGGTGCTGCTCTATCTTCCATGCGTTTATCTTCCTCACTTTTTGAGTATCTATTAGCGAAAGCTTTTCCAGCGTCTCCACCCCACAACGCCCATGCTATACGTCCAGCTGAGGGATAGCCTTTCTCACCTTGGCTAAAACCCTCACCCTTTTTGTCTACTTCATGTCTTGCAAAGTAGCTTTTCATTCTCCGAATTGTGCTCAGAGAAAGATCCTTATTGTTTGCAATATCTCGCGCTCTAGCCACACCTACAGCCGTACCGCCTCTATTAAACTCTCTACGCCATTCAAGACCGCGCCTTGCTTCCTCACGCATCCCCTGAGTAGGTTTAACCATCGAAGTTAACTGATTGTGTACTGATCGGAACTGTCGCGCCTTGGATCAGCAAATCATCACCGCTTGGCTTTGCAGCTAGACCTTCAATCTCTCTAACTTCATTTGGCGTTTTAACAGCGTTTTGAATTGCAGCAGCGTGTGCTTCCATACGGGTTTTTAAATCACCTCTAAGCAAGCTATCCACATTGTAACGAACTTCCATATTACTCTCACGTCCAAAGAGCTTAAGGTTCATTTCCTGTTCTGTCTGCTCTATCCAGCGCCTGAGCGTATGCTTAACAAAGTGCAGATCTTGTTGCTCATTGTTGCTAAATGTGCCATTGCTCAAGTCTTGTAGGAAAACAGGCGGTAAGCTGTATATACGTGCAATCTGCTCAAGTAAAAATCTCTGTAGTTCAATCAGTTGCATTTCGCTTGGACTAAAGCCTACCGCCTTTAATTCGTGTCCAGCTGGCAAGGCTAATACTTGCCTACCTTCTTTTGCTAGTTTTGCTGTTGCCGCTGCAACATCTTCCGACGCTCTTTGTGCAGCTGCTCCACTTTGGAAACTTCCCTGTAGAGACATGGGAGGAATACCGCCACTTTGAAAAGCTTTTGATCCGTAGCGAGTAGCTGCGATTGCCAAACCAACAATGTCCTTGTTGGTAATAATAGGAGAACGAATATCTAAATTGTTGTGCTTGGTCATATAGGTAAAATCAAGCACCTCAGCAGCTGAATAAGTTTGTGATGTTGTCCTGTAAGCGCGACTTAGAAAACCATTATCATCCTTTGTCTCAATAACAGTTATATCAGCCGGATCTATTGGAACTAAATCAGTTACATCACCACGGGCATTACGGACAATTAATGTAACGGATCTACCACCTGTAAGCACTTGCTCGAATGAATACTTACGCCAATGAAAGCTAGAGGTAGTTGGGTTTACAGCGCGATTCATCCACGCTCCTATACCCGTTGTCTGCTTCTCTCCGTTACGGAAAACCTCAAGTGGCAAAGACGCCAAAGTGCCACTGATAAAATTTACAGCCGCCCAAATTGACGGAACACCTAAAGCGTTATCTATATTCACATCAACGCCAGCAGTAGAGTTTGTATTTCCAAAACCAATTAAATCGAAAAAATTATTTCCAGTGAAAGGCGTATTTGGATTTTCTAAAGTTCTAGCTTCTA